TTCCCCATCCTCTCTCACGCGTGCGCGCGCGCGCGTATGCGTAAGGGTGGGAAAACGTTCCCCACGTTCCCCACGTTCCCCGGAGCCTTTATTATCAACGGGATAGGGAGGGGAACGTTTGAGTTCAACGTTCCCCTCAGAGACCAAACGTTCCCCTTCTTGAGCTTCGGAGAGGTCGGAACAACGTTCCCCACGTTCCCCTTCGAGGGTGAGCTGCCACCGCTTGGCCTGGTGTGAGACGCCGAGCACCAGAACCCGTATCTTCACGCCATCGATATCGAACACCCGGTCGCGCATGCGTCCCAGCGCCTTACCCAGACGGGTCCGTTGCGATTTCTCGTTACCCGATCCCAGCGGCAGCGGTGGCTCTGAACCAAGGGCCAGGTCAAAGAGATCGCCTGTCCCGACCTCCGCCGTACCGAACCGGTCCCACCACGCCGACACGAAGCTGCGCCACACCGCGCCCTCGCCATCGGACGCCTCCATCATCTCGTCGAGATTGCCGAGGAAGCCTTCGATGCCGGCGACTTCGAGCACGCCACCCAGCGTCTGCGCCCAGGACTCGTAGCTGCCGATGCTGCGTGTCCCGCGCGGACGTCCGGCGGCGATCCACGCCTGGCAGAGGGTGAGACAGGCGGCGACCAAGCGGGCACGGTTGGCGCGCACCCAGATCATCAGATCGGGATGGCGGAATCCCTCGCGCCGCCACGGCTGATCGACACGGGCATCGAGCCTGATGCGCACTAGGCGGCGCGCCATCTCGTTGGAGAACTCGGGGTTATTGCCGGTGGCGATCCAGAGGCAGCGGATCGGCAGTCGCGTCATCTCGGAGACGCCGAGAATGCGGTCCTCCCAGAACGGCGCGGTGAGTGCTGCGGCCAGCGCCGAGCTGTCGAGCTTGTGATGGACGTTGTCGATTAGCAGGAGAGCTGGGATCTGCCGCAGCTTGGCGGTCACGCGCTTGCGCCATTCCTCGTCCTCGCTGGCCTCGGTCATGACGGAAGCGCCGGTGCCGGTGAGAATGGTTGCGATGGCATCCACCATCAGCGTGGCGCCGGTGCCCGGTGCGGGCTTCTCGATCAGGTGAAGCGGCGTCGGCCCGTCGACCATGGCGCGCACGAACCCAAGCAGCAGGAGGGAAACGGCGTGGGCGCGCTCGGCGACCGAGGTAAACGGGAAATCGCCCAGTAGATCGTCCAGCAGCAGTGATCGCGCCTCGGCGATTTGCTCGGTGGTGGGACGCTCCGGGATCGACGGCACCGTGAATCCGGGTGCGGCGTGGTAGAGCAGCCGGGCATCGGGATGGTAGCCGGGCTCGGTGAGCAGCGTGCCGCCGCGGCCGAAGACCGGCGTGGTGACGATGCCGGCGAGCACCGGCAGGCCGGGATCCGGCGTTGCCAGGATCGATTTGATCAGCGCCGTCGGCGGGTGGGCCGGCACCAGATCGCCGTTGCGAGCGGCGCGTCGCCATATCGCGAGTTTCGCCAGCATGTGGCGCAGGCGCTCGTCGGTGATCATCGCGGCTACCGGGCGGCCTTCGTCGTCGGGCACGATCCAGGTCGGCAGGCCGCCGGAACGGAATATCCACGGTATGCGGTTGGATTCCAGCAGTACGCCCCAGGCACGGTCGACGGCACGGGCGAGGTCGCCGTTGTCGGCGCGCAGCGCTGACAGCGGCGTGGCCGGTTCGACGAAACCGATCGGCAGGTGGCGGCCGGTCACATCGGGCGTGCGCGCCCCACCTTCATCAGCCCTCGTGGTGAGCGCCGCCTGGACGATCGCTGCCACGGCCTCCGTGCCATCGCGCAACAAGACATCGTTGAAGTCGTCGCCAGGTGTTGGCGGCAGCGCTATCGCGACCTGTCGCCCCTCACCCCGCAGACGACGCGCTGCTGATTCCGCCGCACGGGCCCCGGCGCCAGATGCATCGTGGTCGGCGAGGATGACAATGCGATGGGCATCCGGCGGAAGCTTTACCTGCTCGAGATTGGTGGCCGACAGCGTCGCCCAGACCGGCAGGCCGGTGCAGGACTGTCATGACGGCGAGGCCGGTCTCGATGCCTTCGCACAGCCCGAGAGCAGCAGCGGTGTTGATCGGGGCCAGCCGCACCGCACCGCCTGCCACCTTGCCCAACATCATGCGTGGTTTTGAGACAGCGGCCTTTATCACCGTATCGGGGGCATTTTCATCGACCTGCAGATAGGTCCGATGAATGGCAAATGACTCGCCGGCAAGGTCGCGCACCACGCCGATCATCCCGGGGTAGCCGGACTTCGTCTCCCAGTGCGTCAGGTCAGGGTGTGCCAACAGATCGGCGCCGTCGGGGACAGCAAGACCGCGGCCACGGAGGTAGGTAGCCGCCGGCGTGCCGGCGATAGGCCCGGCGTGATCGAGAATGAAGGCGATCTCGCGCGCCGTGTCGCGTTCCGGCTTCGCCGCTGTTGTCGGTGGCGGCGCCTGACGTATCGGAGCGCCGGGTGACCATCCCGCCATTTCGGCGGCGTATGCAAACAGATCGTGTCCCTTGAGCCCCGTCGACACTTCGATCGCGCTGAGCGGACCGCCGCCCTGACTGCCGTCGAAATCGTGCCAGTCGCCCGCGTGCTCACCCTTCAGCGTGATGACGCAGCTGCCCTGCTTGCGTGGCGGCGCACCCCTGATGTTAGCGAGCCTCCACTCGTCGCCGACCCGCCGACCATTGGGAAAATGCCGGGGCACCCAGGACTCTGCCGTCGCGCGCAGACGGGCGACGATGGCGTCGAGGTCGTAGCGAGCCTTCGGCGGAAACGGATAGGTGACGTTGTTGAGGTCGATCATTGCAACGCCTCCGGTGGGATCACGCCGCAGAAGAAGCTTTTGTCTCTTCGGATCGCCATGAAGCCAAAGCCAGGACCGGAGTGTTTCGGGTTGGCTGCGATCCAGAGGCCGGTGTTCGCGTCGTAGACGGCGTTGCCGGGGCCGAAGAGGGCGTCGAGGAAGCGGTCCATAGGCATCGCGCGCAACCGACCTTCGACCTCGCGCATATCCTCAACGCTGGTGCCCAGCTCTTCCGCGCGCTTCTGCTCTGAGTTCTTGGTCATAGTGCGGTCTCTCAATCGAGGATGACGAGGCCCCACTCGGCCCGTGTGATTGCGGTGTAGAGCCAACGGGCCCGATCCTCTGCCGTGCGGCCGAGACCGTCGTCGTAGACGATGACGTTTTCCCACTGCGATCCCTGGCTTTTGTGACAGGTGATGGCGTAGCCCCAGACGGTCTCGATCAGCCCGCGCATCTCCTTCCAGTCTCGGCGGGAACGCTCCGGATCGAGGCTAACGTGGTCGTCGTAATGGCCCTTGTAGAAACGCTGCCGGCCGGTGACCGCCACACCGTCCTCGGTGGTGACGGTGGCACTGAATGAAAGCGGCCCCTCGTCACGGATCTCGGCCAGCGACACGAACATGCCGTTCACCAGGCCGAGGTCATGGCGGTTCTTGAGGCAGATGATCTTCTCGCCGCTTCCCAGCGGATGCGCGCCGACAAAGCCCGCGGCAAGCTTCATGGCGGCGTTGAGATGGATCCGTGTGGCGTTGCGACCGCAGATCACCTGACCGCCGCGCAGCAGCTGCTCGGGCGCGACCTCGTTGCGGCGCATCTTCCAGACATGACCGTCATGGGCGCCGTAGGGGATCGGCTCACCCTGCCGCGCCATGGTGGCTAGCCGGATAATGGCGCTCTCGCCCGCCTGCCGGTGGATCTCCGTCAGCATCACGTCGGGTGCCACGTCGGTGAAGGCGCCGGCGCCCTTGATTGGCGGCAGCTGACCGGGATCGCCCAGCACCAGGATCGGTTTGCCGAATGCCAGAAGGTCAGCCGCCATCTCGGCCCCGACCATCGAGACCTCGTCGAGCACGATGAGGTCAGCCTCGCGCACCAGCGATTGCTCGTTGAGGACAAAGCGTGGCTGGTGAATATCGCAGAGGCGCAGCTCCAAGCGCTTGAGCCGCTCCATCGCGAACAACTGCTCCGCCGGCGGCAGAGTCCCGAGGCTGGCGCGCAGGGCGGCGGCCTCCTGTTCGATCCGCGCGATCTCCTCCGGCGTTGCTTCCGAGACCCGATAGATCAGGCTGTGGATGGTCGATGCTGGCGTACCTTTGCGCGTCATCACCAGCGCGGCCTTGCCGGTGAAGGCGGCGAACAGCACGCCTCCAACGGCGCTGCCGTCGCGACTCATCGAAGTGAGGCCGAGCGCCTCGATGGCGTGCAGCGTGATTGTGCTTTTTCCAGATCCGGCAAAGCCGAAGAGCCGGAACACCGCCTGCTCGCGCGTGGGATTTCTATACCAGTCTACAATCGCGCGAATGGCAGCCGCCTGCTGCGGCGATGGCGTGAAAGTCATGCCATGCCCTCCCAACAGCGCTGGGCGTAGGCGCACCAGCTGCAGAGATAGAAGTCGGGGTTGGCGGCGATACGCGGCGGCAACTCGCCTGATCCCGCGGCGCGGATGATGTCGACGGCCTTGTCGGAGAGCGCCTGGGCGGAGGCTGCGTCGAAGGCGACGATCTCGTGATGAAGGGCCTGGTTGTCCTTGTTGAGCGCGGTGAACAGCGCCGCCCCCAGTTCCATGTAGGCCATGTAGATCTGCAGCTGGGCGTAATAGACCGGCCTGGAGAGCTGCACGCCGCGCTTGACGATGTCAGTCCAGGACTTGGCATTGACGGCCTTGTGCTCGAACAGGACCGGCCAGACGACACCGATGTCGGGCCCGGCGACGATGACGCCGTCGATGTGCCCTCGGACGCGCCCATTCCCGGTCACGAAGCCGAATTGCTCGCCGTCTCTGCGGTGGGTACGCAGATCGAAGCCTGCGGCGCGCAGCCAGCGAATGGACAGCGTCTCAAACTGGTGACCGGCGTCGAAAATCCGCAGGGTCTGACCGTTGAAGCCTTTCCCGTCATCGAGCGGCGTGTGGGTGATCTCGTACACGAGCTTGCGCGCGCAGGGCTCGCCGATGCGGCTGCCGCCAAGATAGTTGCGCGGACGTTGCTGGCGGTTCTGCTCGACCAGCGCGCGGTCGATCAGCGCGTTGACGCGCTGGCTGGTCGCTCCGCTCGGCGTCTGGCCGCCATACACGAAACCAGATCCAGAATTGAGGTCGAGCATCGGCGCCACCTCAAAATGGGATGTCGCCGTTGAGCGACTGGCGCTGCATCGAGTCCTGGAAACCATCGACGCAGGCCTCGATGATGCGGTCGATGTCGTCGGCTGCGCGGTCGTGGAAGGGCGCCAACAGACCGAGCTCGGTCAGCACCTCGGCGAGGAACCGGCGGGCGTCCTTGATCGCGCGGGCCTCCATATCGGTTTTGTCGATCATGCCGTTCATCCTCGTGGCGATCGCAGCACCCGCGCACTGACAGCGGCGCGAGCAGAAAGCGAAGGTCGGATACCGGTCCGGCTGCAGGTGATGCGTGTAGTAAAAGCCGCGAGCGGCCCCGCTGCAGACGGCGCAGACTCTCACCCCAGGAGCAGCGCTGAGAGCTTCTGCGACCCGGGCTCTTCGGGGCGTTGCGCAATCCGCTCCGACGCCAGCACGATGAAGCGGCTGATGGCGTTCTGGGCCATGGCATCGAGCTCGGGCATGGTCAAACAGCGGATTGGCTGATGGAGCCGTCCTCTTCCTTCGAGCCATTCGCCGATCGCCTTCGCCGCTTCATGCGTGACGTGCGTCTGCCACTCGTCGTCGGTCATGGCTCACCCGTTGAGCCAAGCAGGACCAGGCGGCTTGCCTGCCGGTGCGGCCCCGCCGGCTGGCGGCTGCGACCAGGCGGTTGCGCCGGCAACCTGCGGGGTTCGCGGTTGCGGCTGTTGTCCGGCTTGTCCGGCTTGCGGCGTCGTCTGCGACCAGGCCGGTTGCGTGGAAGCGGTCTTGGCGGCGGTCCCGCGCGAGCGGCTCGGGCTCGCCGGAACATCCTTCCCATCCATGACGAGCTTCCATTCCTTCTCGGTCGGCAGCACCACCCGATCGAGGCGGTTCTGGTCGCCGTAGCGGGCATCATCGCTCGCCTCGACCTTGATCTTGGCGATGAATGCGATGCCGGAGAGATCGGCGAGGCCGCGCAGGATGCGCTTTTGCTTGGCCGCTTCGCTCATATCCTGCGCATCGAGGCCGAGCGCGCTGTCGATCATGGCGCGGAAGGTGCTCTTGGAAATTTTCCAGGCGATCGAGACGCCGTTCTCGTCGACCTTGCCGCCCTGCACGGTGAACATTTGCCAGAACTTGCGCCGAGTGTGCGGCCCCTCCGATACGGTGAACTCGCAGTCGAGCATCCGCACGTCGCTGGTGGGATCCTTCGGCGCCTTGAGCAGGGCCTGGTCGACCTCGGCCTGGCCGTCGATCCCGCCTGGGCGGATGATCATTGTCACCTTGGCGAAGGTGCCGTCCGGAATGAGCTCGCCGCTCTTCTGCGGCTCGGCATCGTTCATGTCGTAGCCCATGGTCTTCATCCTTTCGTGGTTGCGTTGATCTTTGCGAGAAGCGCGCCGAGATCCGGCGGCTCAGTGAGGTCGAGGCGTCCGCTGCGATCTTTGGCGGGTAGGACGAATGGATTGCCGGCGCGGCAGACCAGGCGGCGGGCATCGCCACGTTCGGGCTCATGCCGCCAGCCGTCGCCATCGGCGGCGAAGAAGCTCATCGAGATGACCTGGTCGACGATGCCGGGGAGCTCGCGGGCAGCTTTGCCGCCTTCCATTTGAGGCTGCCAGGTGACGCGGTTGAACTCGTCGGTCACGCGTTCGAGTATACCGACGAAAATCACCGTCCTGGCCGGCGCGTGCTGCAGGTGTTTGAGCAGCCCGATGACCTCGCGCGCGAGCAGACCGTAGGCGCCGCGGGTGTCAGGCTTGCCGGTCTTGTCGGAGAAGGCTTCCGGCCGCGTCTTCGCCCATGCCATGGCTTGGCGGGTGAGATCAGTGATGCTGTCGACGAAGATGTTGCGCTTGCCGGCAATCATGCGGACCAGATCGGGATAGGTCTCGCTGAGATGCCGGTAATGCCCTTCCGAGAAGAAGCCAGACGGGTCGGCCGCCGGATTGACGCCGCCGGCAAGACAACCGATATCCAGCGCGTCGGCGAAAGTGCGCACCGGAATACTGTCGCCCGGCCAATCCTGAACCGACTTCATGCCGGCTTCGAGATCGATGCAGAGCGTTTCTTCTGGCGGCAACGTCTTGAGCAGCGAGGTTTTTCCGACACCGCTCGGGCCGAAGATGGCTATGGTGGTCTTGGCGCCGGCTTTCGCGAGGCGCTCATCCGCGGTGACGATGCGCAGCGCCATCACAGCCCTCCCTTGATGTTTTCGAAGCGATAAAAGGGTTTGCCGGTCTTGACCGTGCGGGCCGGTTCAAACGCGGCACGGATGGTGTTCGGCCAGGCTTTGGGCGCGGACGCGCGATCAATAGGTAGCTGTAGTCGTCTGCCCCATGCCGGCGCTGGACGAGATGGGCGATGCCGGTTTCGGCGGCCCAGAAGGCGCGGCGGCCGACCCGGACGAGTTCAGCCCGGTCACGCTCGGGCAGACGCCCGCTGCGCGCCGCACCGTCGGCTGCGAGGTAGCCTCTATAGTATTCGATGATGTCGCCAGGCGCGGCCTGACCGAGCCACGCGCATAGGTCGATCTCGGTGATACCGCCTCGGGGCGGCGCGATGACAATCGTGTCCATGATGTTCTCCTACTCAGCGCATCCGCAAACCGTCTCAGGCGGCAGCCGAAAGCCCGCCGGTCATCAGCCGCAGCAGGATTTCGTGTATTTGGCGGTAAAGGCTTGCGCGCGAGCCCAGCCCGTCCTGGCTGAGCTCGGTCGGCGTGCGGTGGACGAGATGGGCGCAGAGCGCCAGATCCGACCGGCGCAGGGTGCCGAGCGCCCGGTCGAGGTCGAGACGGCGATCGGCACTGGCGAAGTCGTCGGTCGGCTGGCCCATCATGGCCAAGTAGCCGCTGCCCTCGGCGATCGTGTCGCCGACGGTGGTGCCGTCGGTATCCGGCAGCGGGTCGTCGAGCGAAACCGGCGCGTACATGCTGCGGTCGCGGCGGATGCGCGCCGCCAGTCGCGCAGCCCGGTGAGCGACGACCGTGCCGGCGAACGCACCCAGGCTGCCGCGGGTCGGATCGAACGACTTGAGCCGCACGATCAGGTCGACGAGGAGGTCCTGGCGGAGATCCGCGAGGTCGTCGCAGGAGAGCCACAACCGTCGTGACAGGCGCCGGGCCGCAACGTCGGCCTCATGCAGCAGGATCTGCAGGTCGGATCGGGAAATCGGAGTGGCAAACGGTCCTGACGTGCGGGTGTCAGATGTAATAGAAGCGATGGAGTGCATGTCGTCCGCCCTTTTAAGGAAAAGCAACGGCATGCCGTCGCTAACGGACGTTCTATTACTCACATCGGCGCGGACTTGTCGCTAGCCGGCTGTTTCGCCAATCGTGCGTGACGTGAGTTTCACCAATGGCGCGATTCACGAAGCCTCGTCTTCGCCCTCGCTTTGATCCTTGGATTCGCTGTTCAATTTGGTGATCCGCACATAAGCGCGTTGGACGGTCGATGAATCCAAATCGATCGCCGTCGCCACCTCCCGATAAGCGCTGGTCCGTTTGGGGCGCCGATCGGGGTGCCGCGCCTGTTCCTCTTCCAGCCAATCAATCACCTTGAAGTAGATGGTGCGGTCGCGTTCCAGCATCGTGGAGTGTTTGAACCAGCCGCCCTGACCGGGACCGTCCTTGCCGAATCCCAGCGCCTTGCCGACGCGCTCTGACTCCCGATTGACCGGCCTGCCGTCCGCTACCTCATCACGGATTTCCAAGATGCGGTCTGCCGCATCGGTAAGAAAGTCTTCCACCCAATCCGGTGGATCGATTCCATATCGGCGGGCGACCGCGAGCGCCTCCCAGGCATGGACCGGATTGCCGTCGCGGCCAAAGTCGGCTTCCAGTTCCCGCAGCGCTGATTCGCCGTAGGCTTGGACCCGCTCGACGTTGAACGGATCGTAACCGTAAAAGCCGGCCGCGAGCGTCGCTGGCATGGCGATGCGGGCCAACAGGTCAGCACGCTCATAAGTGACGGCGGTCAATCCGGCGGTGTGGAACAGTCCGAGATTGGCGCGATATTCGGTCAGGAATCGAGTTTGCTCGGCAAGAGTCGGGCCATAAACCGAAAGCATCCGTTGCGCTTCGCTGGCCATGGCCCTGGCGTCACGCGCGAAGGCGATCGCCGACGCAGTTTCAGCGTGCTGGCGAGCCTGATCCAACACCCCCCAATGGTCAGTAATGTGCCGCGCCGCCGCGCTGTATACTTGTTCCCGTACCACCCGCAGTGCGTCGTGTTCACGCAGCGCCGTCGCCCGGCGCATCAAATCATCGTCCAGTCCCCCCGTCAGTCGCCGCACGAAATCGCGATCCAACAGCGGGTTCAGATAGCGGCGTTGCCGTTCGAACACGTCCATCTGCTCGGAGATCGCACGCGCAGCTGATCCGGCCGTGACCGCGTCCAGGGACTTCTGTGCCTGTTGGACCTGTTGAAGCTGATCGCCGAGGCGGCGTGTCCGGTCATCGAAAATCGCGCGTTCAACAGCGCCGGGATTGAACGTGCCATAAAGCGCGATGCGTTGCCGCTCCTGTTCCGGGAAATCGCGCATGGCGCGATCCATCGCAGTCGGATAGGGACTGCCATAGAGAGACATGTTCATGTCGCGCTGCCTCCTGCCATTTGCTCGGTCGCCCTCAGCATCTTTTCGTCGCCGGGGCGAAGTGGTTTTCCGGTGTCGGGATGACACGAAGCGGAGAAGCACTGTCGATACCAGAGCGCCAGATAGGCTCGAAGTGCGGCGATGCTGAGACGGTGTTGGGCGACCCTGGGTAGTTGGTTGGGAGGTGACAACGCGAAAGCAGACCAGTGGCTGGACCAAACGCCCTTTCCCCCGACTACCTCTCTGCAGCCGAGCGACTCGCCGAAATCGCCGAGATTCTGGCGGCCGGCCTAATACGGCTGCGGGGGCGACAGTCCAGTCATTTATCTCCCGACTGCGGAGAGAGTTCACTCGACTGTCCCGGCCACCAGAGCGGTCATGCCGACCCGGGTTCTCTGGAGGTCGAAGCATGACGGATACCGTCCTGGCGCGCATTGCGGCGCTGAAAACGCAGCCCATCACCAATCTCAAGCAGCAATGGCGCGATCTCTTCGAAACCGAGCCGCCGCCCTATAACCGCCGGTTCCTCGAACACCGGCTCGCATACCGGATCCAGGAGCTGGCCTATGGTGGCCTCAAGCGCGAAACGATCGAGCGGCTCAAAGCCATCGCCCAAGACATTGATGGTGGCGATCCGGCGCGCCGCCGCCGTTCTGCTACTGACCGACCGATCGCCGGCACGCGGCTCATTCGTGAGTATCAGGGCGTCGAGCAGTGCGTCACCGTGCGCGACACCGATTTCGAATACCAGGGGCGACCGTACCAATCGCTGTCCGCGATCGCGCGCGCAATCACCGGCACGCGGTGGAACGGGCTCCTCTTCTTCGGGCTCAAGAATCGGCGAGGAGCGGAATGAAAAAACCGATCGTTCGAAAACTCCGCTGCGCGGTGTACGCCCGCAAGTCCACCGAGGAAGGCCTCGAGATGGAGTTCAACTCGCTCGACGCCCAGCGCGAGTCGTGCGAGGCCTACATCGCCAGCCAAAAGGCCGAGGGCTGGTTGCTGGTCCCCGACCGCTATGACGACGGCGGCATCTCCGGTGCCACCCTGGAGCGGCCGGCGCTGAAACGACTGCTCGCCGATATCGAGGCCAAGCGGGTCGACGTGGTGGTGGTCTACAAAATCGATCGGCTCAGCCGCGCACTGATGGATTTCGCCAAGCTGGTCGAGGTGTTCGACCGCAACAACGTCACCTTCGTCAGCGTCACCCAGTCGTTCAATACCACGACCTCGATGGGACGGCTGACGCTCAATATCCTGCTTTCCTTCGCACAGTTCGAGCGCGAGGTCATTGGCGAGCGAATTCGCGACAAGTTCGCCGCCTCCCGCAAGAAGGGCATGTGGATGGGTGGGTTCGTTCCGCTCGGCTACGACGTCAAGGACCGTAAACTGGTTGTGA